CAGAAATAGCAGACACCTCTGACATCGTCGATTCAAAATCGGAACTCAATTTGACTACTGCAGTACCTGCCGCCACAATAGGTGTAGTCAATCCGGCTGTGAGAGTTTTGCCCGCTGATGTGAAACTCTTACCAACCGATTTCAAATTCGTACCAGTCTTGGTTGCAATATTCTGTGTCGCCGTATTTGCCTGCGACTGAGCTGTCGTTAAACCTGACAAAAATCCGGATATGTCCAAATCCAAATAACCGGTTGCAGAACCTACATCAACGCCCACACTCTCACCTCCTTTGTGTCTTATTCGTATTGCCTATAAATATCTCTGAAAGACTTGTATTGCTTTCTAAACGTTGGCTCCTCGCCTTTCTCTAACTGACCAATTATGTACGCACATGCTTCGTCAAAACAATACGCCGTATATGGTTCAGCTATATCAAGAAGAGTGCTAGGGCGGACTTTGTAAGTATTTGCCAACCCTAGCACATTCAAAATCTCTTTACTCTTTACGAAAGGACTCAAGCGCCTTCACACCAGTCTGGGTGTAATTGAAAATTGCCATCATCTGGTCATCAGACAGTTCCATTCCTGCTCCTTCAATGTCTGCCATCGTAGGCTGTACCAAAGCAGACTCGCAAATGATATGGCAGATGTCATACATATCGCCAAGCATGTGGTCATTGTCTGTATCCATTCCGCCGCCGCCTTTCGCAAACAACTCGCTAGCCGCATTCAACAGTGAGTTCGGAATTTTGCCCTGCTTTGCAAGTACCAACATACTCGGACGACGCATCCTTGCCACAAACGGCTGACCGTCACCAAAGTCCGGCAGACGGACAATTGTACCCTGAGCATACGACTGCAAATCAACAATATTTGTAATGTGCATAGGCTCTGAACAATTGACCGGTGTTACCTGCTGAGGCTGGGTCTGCTGACCAAACTGCGTTCCGCTTACTACTCCATAATTCATGTTGTTCATGTTATCCATAATACTTTCCATCCTTTCGTTTATCTTCTCAATTTACTTCATACCTTACGCATCCGCATTTGCAAGTTCCGGAAGTTCTGAAACGTAACGGATTTCGTAAGGACGCTCACCAGTCTTCGGTGCGGACTGAATTGTGTACTCCGGTGCGCGGAATGCTCCATCTTCAGAACCAAATGCAACCGGCTCTCCCTGACAGTTCGGATACGTGATTTTCTCATACTGAACAATCTGTCCAGATGCATCGTACTGAGCAGAATATGCATTCAGTTTGAAAATCTCTCCCTTATCAGACGAACCTGCCACCGGCGGATTATATCCGATAATCTTACTTGTATCCTCACTGTCGTAAAGGATTTCGCCGCCCTGCAGTACCAACACCAACTCCGGATTGAATACGTTGTCGGACAACGTAATCTCGTTGCCAGTGATTGTGGTCGTTTTCGGTTTCTGTGCCCGAAGGATACCTTTAACAACCAGCTTGACAGCATCTTCTTCTTCAGTCTGAGGCTCAACCTCAATCTTGTTTGCGGTGTCGAAACCGAACTCACCATCATCAGTCTCAATGGTTACAAGACAGCAATCGATTGTTGCAATCTCCGCTTTCGACTTCCTTGCCTTTTTATCAGACATCGCTTTGTCCTCCTTATAACATCTTCTTGTAGTTCTTATACTCTACACTTATCATGTGAGCCTTAACGCTATCATCATAATAGCTCGGCGTTTGGTATCCATACGGATACACCATCGGCTCCAACGCCTTCATGGCCTTCTTTACCTCTTGGACAAATGGTTCCAAAGTACTGTATGCACTTTTCGGTACATAACACATCACAGCATAAAGGTCTACATCAGTACTGAAGCTGGTGTGCTGTGACGAACCATCGTTTTTGACCACTATGTACTTTGACGTACATTCGCCAACTTTTGTTCCTGGAGAATACACGTCAAAGCCACATTCCTTCAAATGGAGAAAGATGTCCTGCCATCTACTCTCGGCCATTGTGCATCCCTCCTTTTTATAATTCCAGTTTGC